TGTTGCATATTAGTACTTGTTTGGTCAGCAAAATATGTTGAGTTGTTGGTTACATAAACAGGTTGTGCGGCTGCGCTTCCAGTCCATCGTCCATCCCATACAATACCATCTAACATTTTATAAACGTTACCAAATAGGTTTTCAATACCTCTATATGTCATGTAGTCGGTTGCATAATTAACACCACCATTACTTACAGAGTTAGTGCCGTTGCCATCTCCAACGCTTAAGCCTGTACCTCCTATATAACTATCAGCTGTCCAGCCACCTCCTGTTAAATTAGTACGTCCTCCTCCTATCATATCTTGCGAGTTAAAATTAGCATACTCAACTAAATATAAAAGTTGCACAGCACTATGTAAATAATAATCTAACTGCCTCCATCCTGTACCTCTTTTAGCTGCCATTGCTCTATATTCAGCTCTTGTTTGGTTTGTTTTAGCCCATGTTCCAGTTACAGAAGTCATCATATCACCAGTTGCATATATACTGCTAGGTATACTTCCCTCAGCACACATTGCTTCTGTGCTTGCATCCCACATTCCACCCTCAAATGCGCTCATATAGCGGTAATCAACTTGCTTACCGTCTTTCCAAAATGCGGGGTGAAGTTCAAATCCACTTATATAATTCAATGATATGTACCAACTTTTAACAGTTCCAACTAAACTTTCTTTAAACCAAAATTTAGGTATTTCTACCATTACTTGACCATCTGCTCCTGTCAAAACACTTGCTCCTCCTGTTGCTTTTAAATCGGAATCACTAGCATCTAAATAATAATTAACAGTACCGTCATCATTTATCAAACATCTTTTCATTGCTGCTTGTATAGGTAAATTAGCATCTAAAGCAGATGTTGATAGTGCTATTCCACTAATTGAACCTAATCTTGCATAAGTATCATCAGAGCTATCCCATGATACTCCTTGAGCAGTTGAATAATCAATAGTTGCTTCTGTAGATAATCCAAGAAGAGTATTAGAAACATTTGTATTATACATTAATATTTTCTCTGTCTCTCCTTCATCAATAGTAATGCTTGATGGTGGTGGGTCAGGTAATAACCCTGCATAAATACCATCTTTATATAAATTAATTATATTATCACCTACATACTTATAAGTCCAACGTGTTGCATCTATTGTATTATCAATAACTCCAATTGTAGATGTTAGTATATTATTTGTAATTAAATCTACAAGACTTACTTCATCTTTCACCCTCGTAACAGCAGCTCCAACTGTTGCTATATATGTTGTTGACTTGGCTAAATTTTCAATTTGTGCATTAATAACTGACCCTGTAACGGTAGTTGTTAACGTCCCTGCTGTTGCAGTAAATGTTTTACTAACACGGTCTAAAGGAGTAACCCCTGCTGCTGCTAAAGTTTCGGTAGATGTACCACTTAACACAACTGACCCTGTACCCTCAAAACTTATTGTATAAATACTCGCTAAAGTAGTAATATCTTGAGTTACTAATGTAGCTGAGTTCAAATAAAGATTAATACTTTGTGGTTGAGTCAAAAGATTAGGACAGCTTCCTGCACTATCATAATTCAATAAAGGTACATTTACCGCCATCGTTTCACGTTCTCCAAGTACGTTTAGTCTTGTTGCTGTATCTGCTCTTGCAACTGTGAAATCGCCTGTTCCGTCTGTTGGTTTTGCTGAGTATAGTTTTGTTGCTTTAAAAGCACTTGGTATCATTACTAATACTGCGTCATCATATAAGCTGCTCATGTTATATTGTTATTAAGTTATAAATTGTATTTTCTACACAAGTCCTCGCTTCTAAAGTTCCGCTATCAGCAGCAACTCTTACAGCATAAGCCTGTACTATTATATCCGTTTTGTTATTGTCAGAAGTGTATCCTAAATCTAACAATGAATTTGCTAAGCATTCCTTACCCTCTACCGTTGCCCCATCTGCTTCTGTTCTTGTAATAAAATTCTGTACAGCACTCGGTAAAATACAATCAGGTTTATCAACTATTGAATGCTGTATATTTCTGTAATCCCCCCACCATGTAGAGCAATAAATCTGACCGTAACCGTCTGGTAAACTCATAATAAAATAAATTTAAAGCCCCCGATTAAAGGGGCTGTGAAATTATACTGCTGTAAATGTAATCGCTCCTGCACTTGTACCAACTCCTGTGGCATACCAGTTAGTACCGTCACAAACTACCTCTACCCAATCGCCAATTGTTTCTGCACTTGCTACCAAACTAATTGTGTTTTTGGTTTCAGCTGGTATGTTTACGCTATTTACAATCGCACCTCCATATATTACATTTGTTGCCGCTACTATTGTCCAATCAGTTGCTGCAAACGCTCCACCAACTACAAACTTATATTTCAATCCTTTGGCTACTGCTGGCAAAGTAATTGCCGCCCCTGCTGCTGCTGCTGGTATTGTAAATACTAATCCGCTCTCGGCTGATGTCAATGTTGTTGCTATTGCAATTGTACTCATGTCCTCGATTATACGAGTTACATCGTCACTTGTTGTTGTTAATACTCTTGTTGCCATCTTTTTTTACTTTAATTTGTTTGTTTAAATATAAATTAATTCTTCTAATATTTTTTAATTTCGTTTTATATTTCATATTTGCCATCCATTAAAAAGTGATTGTCCGCTATCATATAACCCTCCATCGGTAACCGCTGTTTGTGTTTCAGGAAATTCAGTTGAGTTATCGCAAAGATACTCAGTTAACCTGTTACCATAAAACTCTGCTTTATCTTTAAACCTTTTAATCAATCGACTTGTATTCTCCTCACTTACTGCTAATCCGTTTTCTGTGATATGCTGGTTTATTCCGCCATTGCTTATCTCATACTGCAAAAATGGTAGAAAGTCCCACATAACTAAGAAAACAAGCGTTGGAGTGATGTATGTATATACTAATGTATGATAATATTCATTTCCTGCATCACCTAATGTTCCTGCCTCTATTAAATCCTTGCATTTCTGCATTAAATTAGTGCCTATTATCGGCTGCAAATGTATATCTTGTGCAGTATTAACGTGAGGTAAAATCTTAGTTTCATCTATGTTGCCGTTCAACCCTGTGAGCCTCATTATGTCGGCTCGATTTATAAATAATATTGCTGCCATAATTAAAACTTTTTAGGGTTAGATGGTAAAAATCCTTTGTTCGGCATATCCTTAGGCATCATTGCTACCTTTTTATCATTTCTTACTCTATAACCCGCCTTTTCTGCTTTGCCTGTGCTTGTAGTTGGTGCTAGTGGATTACTAGGTGTCACCCCACCGCCTTTGTTCTTGCTCATAAAGGTTTTTCTTACCCATTTATGATGGCAATTTCCACCACCTTTGTATAAAAATATATCGTAAGTATCTGAATTTCCTTTGGGTCCCCAACCTTTATTGACTGGTTTATTTTTCATCATTACAATATCTTCCTTGCGATACACCTTTTTAGAACTCATCATTTTTTGGCAAAACTCTCTCTCTCCTGGTGTATCACCCCCATATGAATATCTTACTTTATACTGTATTTCTCCTACTCTTTTATCCTGTTTGCTCTTTGCGTCTGGACGGGCTGTTCCTGTACTTGCTAAATTAAAATGTTCTAACTCTTCCAACTCATAATCAACATCGCCCTCATCTATCAACTCCCATTCGTTATCGTCTATATCTTCACCTAATCCAATAAGCAAATCTGCACCTTGATTGGACATTTCAATATAAGCGTTTAATTGTGCTTTTAATTGATTCTTTAATTGTTCACTATTAACACCAAATAGATTATCTGCCATTTCGGGGCTAAATTGTAACATCTGTACTAAGAATGTCTTTGCCTGTGCTTCTGTTAATGTTCCTAAACTAACAGCTTCCATTATTTGTAATGCAGATGCTATTTGAGCACCGTTATAACTTGCCTCTTTCTGCAAAATATCTGAATCTGTTGTTTCTACACCACTTTCTGCACTAGGAATATCTGTTGCTTGCTTTTCTTCAAATTCAATAGGCGTGTTACTTTCAAAGGTTACATCTAAGCGACTTTTAGCCTGCTTAAGTATATAAGTAATGTTTGATAACATTAAGTCCCTGTAACTCTTTAAAACAGTATTTTCGTATAATAACCAACTGTTTTTTAATTCGTCTGCATTGCTTCCAAGCCCACCTCCAGAATCTCTAATCCCAAAAAATAATGGTGAAGTAATCCTGTGACCTACCAGTATTTTGCTTTGACTTTCTGTACTTAAAAATTGATATTGTTTGTCCAAATCGGGCTGGTCTACAACTTCAATTGTTGCTGCCTCTTCCTTACTATCATTAAAAGCTAATATGAATTTCCCTGCATTTGATGTGCCACCCCATTTGCTTTGTATTGACTTTTCCAACATCGCCCTTTTCTCTTCTCCCGGGTCACCGTTGTTAAAATTAATAAGCATAGCAGGTGATAACCCATTCATTATATTATTTAGATGGAAATTTGCTATCTCCTCCTCTATATGTGCATATTGTAAAGCACCTTGATAATCAACTGATGGGTAATAAAAACTTCCTGAACGGTATGGCTTCACTACTACAATGCTTTCAGCTACTTTTATGCTTTCATTATAGACAGGGTAGGCAATCGGCTTGTATTCTTTTTTGTTTATCTGTGTCCAATCATCTGAATAAAACATCTCATGTACTACTCCATTTTCATCTGCTATTCCTGACCTCCAATTCTGAACAGGTGTATAGTCAATTGCTGCTAAATTTTCCATCGCCTCATCCATGATAGCAACCTGCACATAAAAGCCATAACATTTCAAATCAAATGCCCATTTTCGCAAATCCTCATCCTTGAAAAGTCTTTTAAGCATTATATAATCTAATGGGCTTTTACTTGCATCTGCACTTATTAATCCATTGCCTACAATAGATTCACTCACTCCATTTATAATAGCATGATTGGTAGGTGAGCCTCTATACCTATCTAGTAAATAACTGAAATAGTCGTTATTGTCACCATAAGAAACAAAATTCTTTTGCTTATTTTCTGATATTACAGGCGATGTATAATTTGATAGCTGTATAAAAGTTGGTTCGTTTATCATTTTGTAATATATGTCGTTTCTTCTTTTGTAATCTGTGTGTAATATCCGTTTGTTACGCTGTAATTTTCTAAGTCTGTTTGTGCTGTACAGTAAACTTTTGAAAAGTTAATCAAATCACTCCCTGAATTAATCTTAATAGTATAAAACCGACCCTCAATAAAATTGTATGTAACATCAATTGTTAATATACCATCTGCATGAGTGCCACTTACAATATTACTATCTTCAGAGTTCAAACTTTCATCCATTACAATAACAGTATATGTAGTATTTGTGTGATACCTTACGTAAGGGGTTATTGTTTGTGCGGTGCTTTGTGGTAAAAGTATAATCATGTTTATATAACACTTTAAAAGTGGTTTTGTTTTTAAATAAAAAAAGCCCCACTAAAATAGTAGGGCTCTGTTGTTGTTTTATCAACTTTTACGCTGGTGGATCTGCTCCTGCTGTTACTGTTACTGCTGCTGTCATCCCATCAAATGGGTAATCAGCTGCTATTTGTGAAGCTGGAGGTGTTAAAAAGTTAGCTGATTCAGGTTCACGACCTGTCAACACCATTGTATAACCAGACATATCGCCTAAGGCTGTGCCGCTGGTTACAGTTCCGCCCGTTATTTCCATCCCGAACGTACGACCTAACATTAGCAGGTCATCGTTGTTTGTGAGTACAAAAACATATGGATTTCCATACGCCATTAGTTTTAACTCTTTACGTGTTACAGCATCCATCCCTTTAACGGTCAAGTTTAATACTTGCTCCCAAAAAGTTGTCCCTGTTTCACGACTGGAATTAATCGTTTCCTCGAAGTTGGAGATGTCTTTGGTTTCATATTCGTAAACCGTAACAACTCCCAAATCGGTGATTATATCCTCCGCACTTTCAACAATTACGCCATCTCCTGCATTCATAAAGAATACTTTTCTGATGCCTCCTATCGAATCTTTACAAAGTTCTAATCTTCCTTTACTTAAATCACATGACATAATCTATTCCTTTCTTTTTTTAAAATTAGTTAAAAATAAATTACGGTGTGTAAAGTACAATTTCTGCTCCGATACCAATTTGTGTACCACCTGTAAATCTCATTACAAAGCGAATATTTTTGCTGCCGTCGATTTCGGACATGTCTAAAATTTTCACCTCTTGTGCATCGTTCATAAGACCTGTTCCGTACCATAGATTGCTTGCTTGTGCAGCTACCATGTAGTTACTTGTCATACCGTTTGCAATAAAGATTGGTAAGCCGTCATATGTTAGCGAGCCACCTCGTGAACTCCATTGTGTACCCTTAGCATCTGTACCGCTGTTTGATGTTGCAGCAACTCCAAAACCACCTAATGCTCTAATATAAGCACGGGCAACGTTTGGCGCAACATAAATAACCATGTCAGGCTCTTGATAAACTGCAGCTGGTATCGCATCAACTACTTTTCCAAGTTCTGCAATTACATTTGATGCCGTTACTGTTGTACCATCCACATCAACTACTGTTGAGTCGGCTGTCATCTTCACAATAAGACCCTCAAACTGTCCTACTGTTGCACCTACCCCATGCCATACGCTTGTTTCAACACTTGCGTTTACTATCTCAGCAATCTTCTGTACAAAGTATGCTTGGAAGCTTGGAGGCAGTACGTCAAAAGCACTATATCCCATTGCAATAGCCTCCCAATCACTTGCAAAATCACTCTTACAAAGTTCAAGATTTACCTGCAACTCTTTTGGAGTTAAAATACTTTCAGTTAATGTTACCGTTCCGCCTGCTGTAAAATCACAACTTGCATCAGCTAACAAACTTGAAGCTGCTATTTTCTTAACTACTTCTTTGTGTTTAATATTTGGCTTAACTGTGATAGCATTTGCACCAAGTGTGTTGCCCATCAACGTTGCAGCAGCGATATAAGACCCTGCGAACTCACCTGCATAAGTTGTTGTTATGGTTGTTGTGGTTGCTAACTGTACGTTGTTGTAAAATGGTGTTAACTGCATTGCATAAGAAACCCTGTCAGGGATACTCATTTGCAATAAATCTGCTTTGCTAATTTCTGGTGTTGTTTTCATAAGTGTAACTTTTCCGCTTGGGCTTGCTTTTATGCCGTTGCTCGCTCTTTTAGAAAGTTGAGTTTTCGATTTTGCAACCTCCGCTTTTAGCGTTTCATTCTCAACTTTTACCTTTTCATTTTCAGCTTTCAATGCTTCGATTGCTGCTAAGTCTTCAGCAGATAATTCTTCTTCTTCAGCTGCATTAATAGCATCAATAACGCCCTCGGCTGTTACTACTAATATGCTACCATCTTTAAGAGAATACTCACCTACTGGAAGTGCTATTCTCTCTTCACCGTCCATCATAAACACGGCTTCGCCTGCTTCAAATGTTTCGGCAAATAATATGCTGCCATCTTCCAACTCCATCTCTGCAAGCTGTACTTCTTCGTCACCTAAAATCACCTTTCGGATTTTCTCAAGTACTGTTTTGTCTTTACTCATAATATTTAGTTTTTTTCTTTAAAGTAATATAACAATTGAAAAGAGGTTTTGTCGTATTTTCATAAAAAAAGGGCGGTTAACTACTCCGCCCCCACTAACCTAAATTAAAATGAAAAATCTAATATTTTACATACTCTGATTTACTACCTAAAGCATCCAGCTGTTATGTCCCCACTTGATAATATACCTTGTAAATCTGCCATTATCCTCTTGTTATGGTGCTAGTGCTTTGACCCTTTAATGAGCCAATACCCTGATAAGTGTAATATGGTTGTTCACCATCTACAAACCCCATAGGGCTATATGTAGAATTAGACCAGTTTAATACTGCTTTCTTTTTACTTCTATTTGGTGGGTCTGTAAATTTCTTATGTTTGCTCATATCAAGTTTAGTAATTTTTTAACTTCGTTTAATTTAGTTTCATATTCATCAATTGGCTTTTCTACCTTGCTTAAAGTTTCTCTCAGTTCTGGCATGAAAAATCCCTCAATTGAAAATCCTTTGACTTCTCCTGTCTTGACAAGATTTGTCCAAATATCTTTATTGTCTACTTTCATTGCTACCATCCATGTGCCGACAGGAACATTAAAACCATACTTCTTAGATTTGTCCATTTCCACATCCTCAACAATCCAGCTTTCTACCGTTGTAATGCCATCAACTGCTGCCTTATGCTCTAAAGTTGCCGACTGCTGCCTATTACGCATAAAGTATAATTCAGATGCTCTACGGATAGTTTCTTTTGAAAACATTATATAAAACTCTTCACCTTTTGCCACGCGTGGAATAGGCTTATTAGGTACTAATGCAGCACCCATCAACACTTGCCTATCTTGGTCTGCTAACTTTATTAATTGCTCCTTTGGATTGTCCTTACTCAATGCAATAAAATCAATCTCTATTGCA